TGAATATCTTTTATATTGATTCCGATCCAAAAGTCTGCGCAGAAATGCACAACGATAAGCATACCGTAAAGATGATTATCGAATACTCCCAACTTATGTCAACGGCACACCGTTTGCTTGATGGTGCTCCATATCTTGATAAAACGGCTAATGGGCGTTCAATCAAACGTTGGCGTCTTGAAGGTGAGAATGAAAGTATCATGATGAAGGCTTCACACATTAACCATCCTTCAGCCGTATGGGCACGAGCAACAAAAGAAAACTATGTTTGGTTGTATCGACTATGGTATTACCTATGCAAAGAATATACTTATCGTTATGGTAAAATTCATGCCGTGGAAAAACGTATGATGAATGCGTTGTATCTACCTCCGAACAACATTAAATCGTGTAAGTTTTATCCTCCCACACCAGCAATGCCTGATGATGTAAAAGTTCCCGGTGATTCTCTTGCATCATATCGCAACTACTACAACAAAAACAAAACGCATCTTGCGTCATGGAAAAATCGCCCTACTCCTCATTGGTATGGAGTAAACAATGCGTGATCGTGAAAAGGTAATGTCAATTCTTCAGGAAGAATGTGCAGAAGTCATTCAAGCCATATCAAAAGTGTATCGGTTTGGGCTTGATAATTCATGGAATGGCGTAACTAACAAAGAAGCACTTATTACCGAAATTGGTGATGTTCTTGCGATGATAGATATACTTCTGACAGAAACAAATATAAATATTCAAGTAGAAGAAATCTATGATGCAATAGAAAGAAAAAAAGAAAAACTGAAAATATTTTTACCAGTTGAAAGTGAAACACAATGAGATTAGATAATTTTTTCCCTTCGGTCGTTGGCGTTGAAGAACATAAAGATTGGGTGTCACATCTTCTACCAAAGGTGGAAAGTTTTTTTGAAACACAATCATATAATGATAATTTTTATTACAACGGTAGAACCACACATGGTACTGGGCTAGACCTTCAAAAAAATCCAGAATATAAACCATTTACAGATTTTATTCTTGCAAAGGGTAGAGAGTTTCTAGATGTGCAAGGATTCGATTCAAGCTCGGTTCGTTTCAATCCATATTTCTTTTTGAATTATTTTCTAGAAGGTAGCGCACACCCTCGTCATGTACATTCACAGTGTACTATCTCTGGTATCTTCTATCTTCAAACGCCTCCAGGATCTTCAAATATTAGGTTTATGCCTAATCAACCATTTCGTGACTTCTTTGATTATTTTTTTCATGTCAAAGATAAGTCAAGCTGGTATACATTGAGTCACTATGACTATACTCCTTATCCTGGTTTGTTGTTGATGTGGCCAGCATGGCTGTACCATGAAGTATCACCTAATCATTCAAAAGAACCACGTATTTCAATTGTTTTTAATCTATAACGAGATATTATCTTGCCCACCTATCAATTCTTAAATAAAGAAACCAACGAACTAGAAGAATACACTTTTAGCCATAAGAAGTTGGACGAATTTAAACAATTAAATCCTCATTTAGAGACATATCACTCTGTTGATAGTCTGCCAGTTTTCGGAGATGGGCTTCGTATGAGTGTTCCAAAAGCGGGACAACCAGACGCAAGGTTTGAGAGAGAAATCATCGGGCGTATTAGAGAAAAAGTGCCAGGTAACAATCTAGCCCGAACACACAAAACAAAAATGCCAAGGGAATGGTAAAATGAGGAGAATCAATGGCTACAGGAAAAAAGAAAACCGCCGCTGCACAGGCACAGTCGCAGCATTTTGGGCTAAAAGGAGTTGAACCATTAACAGAAAATCAAAGAAAAACTTTTGAAGAATATGAAAAAGGGCACAACTTAATTCTTTCAGGTTCAGCCGGTACAGGTAAATCTTTTCTTGCTTTATATCTTTCACTTAAAGATTTGCTTGCAACAAATTCATATTATGAACGAGTCATCATCATACGTTCAGCCGTACCATCAAGAGATTTAGGATTTGTACCAGGAACTCTTGAAGAAAAATCTAAAATTTATCAAGAACCTTACATGAATATCGTCAACGAACTAATTGGGCGTGGTGATGCATGGCACTTCCTATTCAACAAAGAAATCATTCAGTTTCAAACAACAAGCTTTCTCAGAGGTTTGACCTTTCGAAACTGTATTATCATCTTTGATGAGTTTCAATCTGCGACATTTCATGAAATTGATACGGTCTTGACACGTATTGGTGAAAACTGTAGATTCTTACTTTGTGGTGACTGTAATCAAAACGATTTGAATATGAAAAAAGAGAAATCTGGTTTTGAAGACATTGTGCGAATTCTAGAAAAAATTGAATACATATCACACATTCGTTTTGGGCTTGAAGACATTGTTCGTTCAGGCTTTGTTAAATCATATCTAACACAAAAAGAAAAACTTAAACTATAATGTACAATCATTGCCCACCTAAAACACTTGAGAGACTAGTATCTGAAACCTTCCCTGATGGCAAAAGATACTATGTCTCTCCCGGTGGTAAAAAATTAGCATCAGTCACAACAATTATTGGTGCTAAAAAGAAGCATATAATCACCGAGTGGAGAAACAGAGTTGGGAATGAGGAAGCTAATCGTATTTCAAATGCAGCATCAAGAAGAGGCACCAGACTTCATACTTTTGTTGAAAAACATTTGAACAATGAAAAGCTAAATCTTATTTCAGAAATGCCTGATAGTGTATCGATGTATCACTCTCTTAAAAAAGAATTGAAACATATCAATAATATACACTATCAGGAACAATCTCTGTGGTCTGAAAAGTTGGGTATGGCTGGCACTGTTGACTGCATTGCAGAATGGAAAGGTATGCTATCTGTGATCGACTTTAAGACCTCTTCTAAGATTAAGAAAGAAGAAGACATTCAAGACTATTTTGCTCAGTGTACTGCATATGCTTTGATGTATGAAGAAAGAATTGGTGTCCCGGTGAATCAAATTGTCATCCTAATGGCGGTCGAAGCACAGGAACCTCTTGTTTTTGTGCAAAAAACTCAAGATCATATACAAAATCTAGCAGAACACATTGATTTTTACCATAAAAACACTTGACAAATAAATAGGAATGCAGTAAAATATCATTTATGACTGTATGAAGTTAACCAAAAAGTGTTCTGGACGGGAGTTCGATTCTCCCCAGCTCCACCAGAAGTGTTGTTTAGGGTGATATGTAGGAGTTTAACAAGACTCTGAGGATTGGAATTCCCAACCTGTGAACAGCAGGACACTTCTGATGGGGCTGACCAGGTTTCGACAGGGCAAAGAGTAGGAAGATGGACAGTTCGGCAATGTGAAAGCCGTTAGGGTTGGGACTTCCCGGCCGAAGAAGCAAATGAAGTAAACGCAAACGAAGATCGTTTCGCATTGGCTGCCTAAACCCAGCCTAGGGTTTCGGTGGGTTTCCTCGTAACAGAATAACCCACCATTTTACTAAAAAAGGAGATTTATAATGCGTAAACCTGTTTTTGCTATTTTGATGGCTTCAGCATTCGGTGTTCAAGCCGCCGATATTGGGCTATCTGTTGGTACAGATCGAAAATTTGATAGGGATCTTACTGTTCTTACCGTCGGTACTAAAGTTGCAGGGCTTCATACTTCTGTTGACCTGTCACGAGTTGAAGGAACTTATCACAGCATTGGAACGAGCGTAGGAAAAACCTTCACTGTTTTTGGTGTTGGGCTTCTTCCTTACACTTCACTGAACTACGTTAGGGCTGATACAAGCACACTTAAAAGTGGTGGTGTTGCAGCCACTGGTTTTGAAGTTTCTTACCCACTGAATAAACACCTGTCTGTTTCTGCCGATTATAGCTATCGTTGGGATATCAAAAAAGATACCAATTACGAAGGCTCTCTGATTACTTTCGGGCTTAAAAGCACTTTCTAAAAGCTCACCAGGTTTCGGTGGGTTTCCTAAAATAACCCACCCACCCAAGGAGAATCTATGATGCATCTTATGAAATTGCTTTTCATAGGCATTCTTGGTTACTTTTTCACACAACATTTTCATTTAATTGTTGATCAAAAATTTGAAGAGGTGAAAGAAGCAAGTCATCCAAATTTCATAACGATGGCTCAACGTGAAAAAGAACTGGAATGTTTAGCGAAAAACATTTACTATGAGGCAGGTACAGAACCATTTGAAGGAAAAGTAGCTGTTGCGCAAGTAACAATCAATAGAACCAAATCTGGTAAATTCCCTAAAGACATTTGTGCTGTTGTGTACGAAAGAAATTTAGTGTACAATAATTTAATATGTCAATTTAGTTGGTATTGTGACACAAGGGCAAAAGTAAAACCAATACATGAGGCAACTTATAGAGAATCTGAAGCTGTAGCAAGAAAGGTTTTACTCGAAGGATTTAAACTCGATATTATTAAAGAGGACACACTGTTCTATCATGCAGATTACATCAACCCCCGATGGAAAAGACAAAGAGTTGCAAAAATTGGAAAACACATCTTCTACAAAGGTTAATTGGCTAGAAAAATTATACAATTTGAAATCTTGTCTTGGTAATTTTCTTCAATATAAACTAAAACCTAGCACAGCCGAGTCAATCGGTTGGCTGGGGCTTGTACTACTTCTTTCTGCGGTCATTCCTACTTTTCTAGCTGTTATGGCAGGAATTACTGACAAGATGCCACCAATCGATCTTGTACTGTTCATGTGGGCAGCATTGATTACCTTTTTTGTTCGTGCCGCCATATTGAAAGATACGGTGGTCATTCTTACGATTGGTGTTGGTTTTATGGTCAATGCAGTATTCATGGCTCTTATTCTTTTTAAGTGAAGTATAAAATGCCCACAAAAGAAGAACAAAGAAAGTTTTCTGAATTAATACAGGAAATCGTTGAACATAAAAAAATGTCATATATGGAAGCTGTTGTTCACCACTGTGAACTAACGGGTTTCGAAGTAGAAATGGCGGCATCTTTGCTAACTGCACCGATCAAAGCAAAGATTGGCGATGAAGCCCAAGACTTAAACATGATGAAAAAGGTGAATAAGTTACCAATATGAATGAGATTGGTGGATTTGAAGCATTTACGACATATCATGCGCTCAAACTTCATTTTAACGGTAAATATGATTATGTAAAGTATAACGGCAAAACAAATGTAACCAAAGACCAGTTTATGGTTCGAAAAGATAAATTTAGTTTCTATAAGTTGTCTCGAAAATACAATAAAGAAGAACTTTTTGGTTTTTTCGTTTCAAACCTACTGGTCAATTCAAATACATGGGCAGGTGATCTTCTTCAAGAAGAAGCGGATCAAACATTCAAATCGTGGCTGAAAGTGCAGCAGTCTTTGTCTTATGTTTTTAAACAAAATCTAGACCACCTTTTTGATTTGGTAGAAATGCCAGAAGATATGCTGAAAGTGGTTGACGGGCAATATCCTTTGCTGTATAATGAATACTTGCAAGGAAAAATAACAATAGAAACGATAATTATCATGAATGATATGATGAATTTTCTTCCTATGTGGAGAAAAAAAATTGCCGATGATATTGTTTTTCCCGATTTCATGAACAAATGCCAAAAATATAAACCTTTTCTTAATTACGATAAATTAAAGTTTAAATCTTATATCAAGGAAAAAATATGTCAACCAGCATAACTAAGATTTTTGTAGACATGGATGGTGTTCTTACCGATTTCAATAAACGTTACAAAGAACTATTTGGCGTATCAGCATCAGATAGGATCAACTTTGAAGAAAATTTTCGTACACTGATTGATGGTGGGCACTTTGCTACATTGGATACTCTAGTTGGTTTTTCAACACTTAAAAGTTTTCTTGAATCGCTTTCGGTGGAAAAATGTATACTTTCTTCTACTGGGCGTAAAGAAAAACATGCAAACGTTTCAATGCAAAAAATGAAATGGCTTACCGACAAAGATATCATGTGGCCTAAGATTTTTGTTCCAGGTAAACATCTGAAAAAGCAGTATGCAAATACAAATTCTATCATCATTGACGACACAGAATCAGTTATCAATGATTGGAATGAAGCTGGTGGTATTGGTATTCTTCACATTAATGCCAAAACAACCATCGAAACACTGAAAAAGTATATTTGACTTTAACTAAATATCAGTATATAATGATATCTTGGACAAGTCGCTATACATTTTAATACAACGCAAACATAAGGAAACATACGATGTCATCTTTCGCAAATCTCAAACGAAGCTCCGGTAACCTGGAGAAACTCGCCAAAGCAATCGAACAACTCAGTTCGAACGAGCAAACCAGCAAAGAAGATAGTTTTTGGAAACCTGAAGTAGATAAAGCAGGTAATGGCTATGCTGTTATTCGCTTTCTTCCTCAACCAGCCATTGATGGTGATGATGGGCTTCCGTGGGTTAAAGTTTTCAATCACGGTTTTCAGGGTCCCGGTGGCTGGTACATTGAAAATTCACTGACCACTCTTGGTCAAAAAGATCCAGTTTCTGAGTACAATACACAACTTTGGAATTCTGGTGTAGAAGCAAATAAAGAAATCGCACGTAAACAAAAACGTAGGCTTTCTTACATCTCCAACATTTACGTTGTTGAAGATCCAAAGAATCCACAAAACGAAGGTAAAGTCTTTCTGTACAAATATGGTAAGAAAATCTTTGACAAGATTAACGAAGCAATGAATCCTCAGTTCGAAGATGAAAAAGCTTTGAATCCTTTTGATATGTGGGCTGGTGCAAACTTCAAACTTAAAATTCGTAAAGTTGAAGGTTATCAGAATTACGATAAATCTGAGTTTGAATCTTCATCGGTTCTTGGTGACCTTGATGATGATAAACTTGAATCAATCTGGAAATCTGAACACTCTCTCAAAGAGTTCCTTCTGCCAGAAAATTTTAAGTCTTATGATGAACTCAAAGCAAAACTTGATAAAGTTCTCGGGCTTGATGGTGCACCTCCTGTACCCAAAACAACTGTAGAACAGGCTAAAGCCGCTCCTAAGAAAGCCGCACCTGTTGATGTTGCAATGAGTGACGATGATGACGATCTAGCTTATTTCTCAAAGCTGGCTGAAGAGTAAAAGAAAGGAGGGTGATATTTTGTCACCCTCCTTTTTTAATTACCGACCCATCTACCGTTTATAAACAATTCTATTTTTATTCTTGTAGGGTCAGAATTGTTTCTCACATCAGCAGCAACAGGTAATGGTGCATCAGGCACAGAAACAGGATTATTTGATCTAGTTACAACATTAGTGTCACCCTGTGAAGGTAATGTCATCATCAATGCATCATCATCATAGTTTAAAAGTTGTGATCGATCTATTGGTGGTACAGGCTTAGGTGTCATAGGTGTAGGTATATTGGGGTCCATCAATGGGCCCGGTTCGCCACCAGGAGAATCTCCAAAAGAACTTGGATAAAATCCGCGAGTTATTGCTCCAGGTAAAACAGGTCTAACTGGCCCTTCAAAATCAACTAAATCTTTTCTTCTACCTGAAATAGGGTCATATATATGCCCATAAAGATCATCCCATCTTTCGCCTAGTTTTTCAGGTTTGATGCCTGCTTGTCTAAATTGACTTCTAGATACAACTTGTTCTCTTTCTCTTCCTAAAATTTCTCTATAAGATGGTATTTTAGTAGTATCAATGTCTGGACCTGTGATAATATCAATTACATTTTGTGCGCCTCCTAATTTCCTTATCGCTTCTTTAGCTTTAGGATCTTCTGGATCTTTTACAATTGCATCAAATGCAGCCTGTGCTTCTTTTTTTCTATCCGTAATAATATTTTGTAATTCTGCATAAGCTCTAAAAGGATCTTTTTCCCTGGTTTGTTCCATCATATCACGTATATTACCAGATTTAAGTAAATTGAAAGCTCCTTCTGGTGTGAGAGCTTTGCCATCGGGCATATTTTTAGCCCATTCTTTCAGTTTTTTCAATACCAAATAGCCCACCGAACCAGCTAACAATACCAATCCTAATGGTCCTGCGAATCTAGCTAAAAAAGGTAAAGCAGAAGGTAAAGCTAAAAGTAATCTTCCCATAAAAGGACCAAGTTTAAGTAAAAATTTACCTATTGTACCAATCGATTTAAATATTTTAAGCCAACTTAAACTTTTAAGTAATTTGCCTATTAATCCAGTAACTACTTTTCTAAAACCAGCAAACAGAGTACCCAACAAAGCAGTCACACCACCCATCAATTTAGATAAAAGTGCAACAACACCTTTAAATAAAGATGATATAATGGTTTTCATCGAATCAAAAATACCTGTGATTACACTTTTGATTGTTGAAAGAATTTTACTGAAGATACCCTCTTTTTCTTCATCCTGTGGTTTCGCTATAGGTCCTAAACCTGAAGTTGTGTTTACATATTGCTGAAGTACGGCAACAAATCTTTCGTGTCGTCTTTGTTCCTCATTTTCTCGTTCTTCTTGAAACGTTTTTTCTGTTTGTTCTCTACGAGCATCTTTTTCATGAGTTTCTTTCATAAAATTCAAAATTTCAGAAAGTAATCCAACAGAAGATGCGTCAAGTTGTCCCGGTGTGGATTTTGATATATTTGTATATGTTCTCTTTGCTCTTCTAGCGCCAGTAAAATACTCTATGTCGGATCGTTTTCTTCCAGTCAACCTACCAACTGCCGCAGTTGCAAGACGGCTGCCGCCAGTCATAAATCTAACGACATTTAGAGGATCAAACTTTTCTTTGATTGCGGTACCTTTTGCTCGTATCTTTTGAGACATGGCTCTTTTGACCGAGGAAGTCACACTACTACCGGCCGTTATATTTGCTCGTATCAAAGAAGATATGGATCTTCCTCTTATGTCTCTTGCTGTTTGATATTCCATTTTTTAGCTTCTTAAAACGGGGTGATAGGGGAGAATAGGTTTAGGTGCCAATTGAATAGTTTTTTGATTAACGATTGTCGAGGCATCACTTACGATTGTTGTCTGACCCACATTGTTTAGTAAAGCTTTTCTTATATCATTATTTTGAATCGAACCGGATTGTATAGTTTGACCAAGATTGTTAAATGATATTTGAAGAGCCATATCTCTTCTCATTTGTATTCGATTTAACAAACCTCTTTCATTACCTGGATTTGTTGCAAGATAAGTCTTAAAAGCTTTTCCTATGTTCGATTTATCAAATACAGTAATTTTATCAATGAATTCTTCGGGTGTGTTTGCACCAGATGCATACTCTAATGCGCTTTTTTCCATCACACGCCCGTATTGGATTCTCCTGTCGGCTAATAGAGCAAAAACTCTTTCGTCGGATGATATTTTTGGTGGTAACAATGTCGTGAGTTCATTTCTTAAAGGTTCTATAATGTTTTTCTGATACCATCTCATTTGAGCTTCATAAATTTCATCGGATCTTTTTTCAGAAATTTCTTTCCATTCTTTGTCGAATTCACTAGAACCAGGTTTATTTTTAAAACCTAATTGTGGATTTTGTTCAACGAATTGATCTATGGTCTTAGAAAGTGTGTTCATACCAAAAATACCATATGACTTGTGCCCAGGCTTTGGATCATTATTAACAATCTGAGAACTTTTTTTCTTAGCTTCTTCAGTTGTTGCTGCTCCTGTTTCTCCTCTTATTGATATATCAGCAGGAGTTACTCTTTGTGCAGTCGGTGCTGGCGCAGTAGATACAGGTGTTATCATGGGTTGCGTTGGGCCAACCCCCATAGGAGAAGTGACAAGACTTTCAATTTGGCGCCTCATCACTTCACTTTCATTAATAGGTGTTGCAGTAGGTTCTGGTCCAACAGTTGGTGGTTTTTCTGGCATTAGCGTTAATCCACCACCCCTTGGTTCTTCTTCCGTTTCTTCTATTTTTTCTGCGGGAACTTCTTTATCTAAATCTATTTTTTCTATTTCTTTCCAATTAGATTCATCATCAGTAATTTCTGTGAGGTCTTTTTCATATTCATTTTCTATACTTTTTTGTTCAGCAATGAAAGAGATTGCATCATATTGATTGTTTAATGATTTTATTTCCTTGTCTGAAGAATCTTCAAGCGATTTTAAATCACCATCCGATCTTTTTCTAATTGCTGCAACAGATTCATTTGACATGAGAAGTAAACCTGCAACGCCTGCCACTAGCAGCGCAGCAGTGCCAAAGCCGCCACTCATTGGTGTAGAAAACGCTCTAACTCGTCTTCTTTTAGGTTCTGTTTTTTTGATCGCATCAAGAAAAACATTAAGAACTTCTTGATGCCTATCATTTCGCATCAATTCATTCATTTCTTGATACATCATTTGTGTTTGGTAGTTTTTCTCTTTTGCTGCACGAGAGCTTTTCATAAAATCTAACATATCAATGAGAACTTTATTCGCTTCCATCGAATCGGTTCCCATCATTTTCTTACCAGTAAAATATGATATGTCAGCCGAACTTCGCCCTAAAAGTCTACCTAAAAGCGCGGGTGCAAGTGTGCTGCCACCTGTTAAAAACTTTGCGACATTTAAAATATCAAACCTTTCTTTTCTTGCAAGTTTTTTAGCTTGAGAAATTTGTTGCCTTGTGCCACGATAAGATGAAATTACTCCTTCACCCTCAATAAGTTTTTGAGTCATTATTTCAGCAAAGCTTCTCTTTCTTATTGCCGCAGCTTCCTGGTAGTTCATTTAAGCTTTCTTTCGTTCTGTCTTTGTTTGAGTTTTAAATTTTCTTCCTCAATATATTGAATCAACATGGCGACATATATGTCTCTTTCCCACGGTATCATATTTTCAAGTTCCGTGAGACTATACTTATGGTGTTGCATCAAAGAGAAATTAGTACGATAATAATTTCTCAAATTGTCATGACAAAAGGTTAGCCGAAAAAACTTTCGAGCCCTTCAACATCGAGCCGGTGTTCAAAGCCACATCTAGAGCATTTCATATCAATTTTTTTCTCAAGTTTAGGAAGATTAGCAAAAAATTCTTCGATCTTTGTAAATTGTGTTTGATTCAAAGACTCGATAAATTCTACCATCTCTTTGCTTGAAATTTCTTTTGCATAATAAAATTGCTCGCCGTCATAAACATATTCCACACAATCAGCAATCATCTCAAATGCAACGTCAGAAACGTTTTCGAGTTTTGAAACTTTTTTGAGAAATGAGAATTCTGGATATCTTAACTTCATTGACACTTTATCGGTCAATTGAATGATATCATTATTTTCTTTGACACCTTCAACTTTGATTTCAAGAATGTTTAGTTTAACATCCATGAGATTGCCGCATTTTTCGTTGTTGACTTCATTGTCACAACGATAACGATTCTCAATTACTTCACCAACAGACCTTGCGCGAAGATTTAAAAAGTAGTATTCAACATCAACGACAGGTAATTTTTCAATGTCAATACTTTCCGTCACCGTACAATTAATTAGAACTTGTTTGACATTCTTTTCAATCGATTCTTTGTCATTTGATTCCATTGCCATCAAAAGATTTTTTTGCTCTTTTACAAGAAATGGGCGAAATCGTATTTCTTTTTTTGAAAGTGGTAAAACTAAATCATAAATGGGTGTATCAATTTTCGGTAAGGGCATATAATAACTCCATAATTTTATTCAGGGCGAGGTGGAGGTGGACCACCAAAAAATCTTGCTAAGAAAGGTGTCTCCGGAACTGAAGGTAACAAGTCTTGCCCAAGATTACCTGAAGTACGTATACCATTTCCAAACAGAGAATTTGAAATTGTATTTTCAAGCAGTTCCATGCCGAGACTTTCAAGTGAATTATTTCTCCACTGAGTAAATGCAAACGTGACAGAGAGTTTGTGATAACCATCAGAAGACCAATCAAGTGAAAGTGGATTGACTGCAATAGGATATGCTTCTAATAAATCAGCCGAAAAAGATAATTTATTTTGCACATCATATTGATTGATTCTTACAATTACAGAATAATCATTTTTATACTTGAAATTGTAATTAATTTGTGGGTTGATCCAGTTAAGCCAACCGTCAAAAAACTTCTTTTCTTTCATGTCGTCACCAACGATAAAGGTCAGTGAAAGATCATTATAAGTAGTCAAATATGGAAACTTCTCTTCGATGCCATAAACTTTCATCGACGTTGTTGCAAGTGTTCTTCCGGGTAACTCAGCAGATTCACACCTCAGGTTTAATTTCCTTGAAGTGCCTAGAAAAGGAAGCATACCAATTGGAACAGGAATGTTAACATCAAATTTATTTGGTCTCGCTACATCTGTTCGAAAACTGGATTTAAATTCTGATATTGAACCTGCCATTACACTACCCTACCTTGTATTTTGGATATTGACTCTGTATAAACCTTTGATGGTGTCGCACCATTGAATATAGCAGTTGGTAAAAACAAAGCAGTTTCCCATTCATTAGGTCTAATCGGTACTATTTTTGATCGTATTTGTGAATCCAAGTATCTTTTAAGACAAGGTTTAAACTCTCTATAGGTTTTTGCCGTCTTAAGTATATCATATGTAACTCGTAATCTTTTTGGCTCATCATCACCATTGAGTACAGCAAAAGACATAAGTTTGTCTAAGAATGCTGCTCGATATCTCGGTGGTAAATAATGCAAATTTAATCCAAGAAATCCCTCTTTGTCTCTGTCAAGAGGAATTACCAATGGAAACATATCATAATACGGTGCCTTTTCTTTACTTAGAGGGTCATAAAAAAAGTGATACAAACCACCGATCACAAACTGTCCACTCCTACCCTTTTCTCTTACAATTTCTCGGGCCAAATTGATAGGAGATTTCAGTTCTTGCACTCTTTTTTGATACCATGAAACAGCCTGTCTAGACAAAAAATTTTGTTCTAGAGAGGTTCTTTCGAGTGCTATTTTTGTAAGTGTAGAAGACATAACCTTATTTATCTTAGAAACGGTAAGCTACCAAATCGTAATTGTCAATGAAAACTTTGTATCCTTTTTGTTCCAAAACATAACGCATATAGACAGCATTGGTATAGGTTATGTGAGCAATTTCCACTTTAATCAATTCTGGCTCGATCAACCCGTTCATCTGCATAAAAATCTTGAAATCATAACCTTCAGTGTCAATTTGTACAAAATTTACATCCTGCAAATTATGCTTTTCGACCAACGATTTCAGTGTCATTGTGCGTACTTTTTCTTTTACCATCATTGGCACTAGATAATCTATATGCTTTTCAGGCACTAAAGTTGAACAACCATCAGCCCATTCAGGCGCATTTTCTGTTCCCGGTGGTACTCTATGAATCTCCGTTTCACCATCAATCTCAGTAATTGCTGCGCATTCAAACTCAAGACCTAATTTACCTTCATAATTTGTCATCAACTTGTCAAACATGTCTGGTAGAGGTTCAACCAGCACGCCATTCCAATCAAAACACTGAATGAACGAATGTAATTCATCATGACTCACGCCATCCATTGCACCAACTTGAAGAAATTTTAGTTTACCTTTTCTTTTATTATTATACCAAGTCAGAATTTCTTTGAATGTTTTTGGATTAGCCGGTTGTGTTTTTGTAAGCCATTCTAGTTCGTTTCTTTCATTATTTTCAGTGTACCAGCCTGAACCTTTCGACAAATTGATGATCGATTCGAAGTATTCTCGATACATTTTGCCAATTTTTTTGAAATTATAATTTTCCGCTGCCCAATCACGACACGCTTTGGGTGAAATGGTATTAATGTTTTTAGCAGCCCAGACAAACTGTTCGAAAGTCCTGCACCGAAAGCCTGTAACCCCATGATGCACGGTTTCAGTAAATGCTCCCCAGTCGGTCGTAATCACTGGTGTTCCGGAAAGCATGGCTTCGATAGCCACATAACCAAAAGGTTCATTATAAATTGTTGGGCAAAATAGCCCTTTGGCGCCTGCCATGAGGCGTTTTCGCTTTTCAACATCTGCATAACCAACATATTCAACGTGTTTTGGCCATTGATTTCCAAGATTACAGTCCTGAGGACCAAAAGTTGTACCAGCTAGAATCAACTTTGCACCAATTTTTTCTGTGACCTGAGCTGCAATATCGACCCCTTTTGACCAGACCATTCGGCCGCACATCAAAAAGTAATCATCTTTTTTGTCACGAAATTCAAATTCAGACATGTCAAAACCCGAAGGAATCACGGCATCATAGAATTTATATTCTGCCTCAGCAATTCTGTTTGGGCCTTGTAAACCGTGCATCACAGCATAAGATTCATAAACTTTATATGGTGCAAACTGAGAGGGATAGCCAATACTTGGTTCAACGCAAAGAAGTTCAGGATGCGCATCACACACAGGTTTCTGAGCAACGCCAAAAAAACACAATATAATATCGTGTGGTTGTTTTCTTTTTGCTATTTCCTGAATACAGTTATAATTAAAAGTTTGATATACTTCATCCTGCTGATTAAATCTCAAACCTTCTTTTTTCCAATCATAGATACCATAAACTTTATCGAGAAGGGTTTGTGTTGTTACGGTGACATGTTCATCACAAACAACATCAGAATTTTCGTGCCCATAATGTATAACGTGCATACCTTCATCTTTGTACATCTTACAGAAATTAATGACTTTTTGTGTAAATGCACAAACTGTATACTCTTTTCTTGATGCAGTGTGTGGAACAGATAAAACGTGTAATCTAATCATTTTATACCTAAATCCTTTTCGGTCAATACTTTAAATTGCCATCCTCGATCAAGACAAAATTCAGTCGCGGCTTTCCATTTTGCCTCGTTTACGCCCCAAGTAACAACTTCATTGATATATTGTTTTGTAACTCTTTTTTTCTTTTCTGGTGGTTTTGTCTGTTTTTCGGGTTTAATTTCCAAAATCATAACCTTAATTGTATCATCTTTTTGCTTCACTTTCACGTAAAAATCAGGAAAATAACGGTGAACACGGTTATCAACAGGTGATCTGTAAGGTATGACGATTTCTTCTGATCCCCATTCCAGTATTGATTCATTCGTGTCTAACCAGTTCATAACCCGACATTCCCAGGTTGAACGGTAAATGATATTTGATGGATTCCCACGATATTTTTGTGGGTTTTTTGGTAAAAATCTTCCGCTATATGCCATATAAATAGTTATATTACTTTCAAAAAATAAATTCCCATGCCCATATCTATCCCAACCAATATAGCTGGTATTTCCGTTCCTGGTGTGGTCAACGGACCACTCAATGTGCTATATAAAAACAAGTATGATAAATCAAATCTGAATTATCCCAGAGATATCGGTACGAATCCTGCAAAAAGTCATGTGATAAGATTTACAGTTAGAAAACCATCAATCTCTCAAATAAGATCAAATTTATTTACTGCTGTGCAAGGTCCGTTTCTAACAGGATTAGACGCAGACCCTTTAGATCCAGAATCGGGAAATATTCAAGTTGCAGCACAAAGAGCAGGAAAAATTCTATTTGAACAATTAGGTGCATCTGACGTAGAAAGAACAAATGGAACAACGATTTCTTTATATGTTCCAGATACTGTCAATGTGACATACGGAGCAGTTTATGATGATATCAGTTTAACAGAATCACTAGGAAAAGCATATTTTCTTGCGCAAGCAGGAGTTTCTTTTCTTGATTACTTTGATGCAGCTAAATCCGGTGAGACTTTACAACAACTTGCAAATCGAGCAGGATCGGATCCTTTCGTAGCAACGGCAGCAGCAAAAATATTAGGCAATTTAACAGGTGCTCAAAATTTACCTGAGTTGGCGGTAAGGCAATTAGGAAAGGCCATCAATCCACAGTTACAGGTTTTATTTAAAGGTATAGGTTTTAGATCATTTCAATTTGATTTCTTATTTACACCGTTTAGTCAAAAAGAAAGTGAAGAAGTCAAAAAAATCATTAAGGAATTTAAATTAGCTGCCGCACCAAGAATAGAGCCTACAAGAGTATTTAAAGAGGGTGTATTTTTACAAGTGCCTGACCTATTTCGTATAGAATTTTTTTACAAAAATAAACAAAATACAAATGTGCATAGAATAGCAGAATGTGTATTGGAAAACATCAACGTTGATTATGCTCCAAATGGTTGGTCAACATTTAACGATGGTTCGGCTGTGCAGACCAGATTATCTCTTCAGTTTAAAGAAATTGAAATCATCGATAAAACAAAAATCGAACAAGGTTACTAATGTTTTATTTCAATACATTACCAAAAATAATAACGCCAGACGAAAATGGTAATAATATACTTCTGACTAATTTGGTGTCAAGAGCAAGGCTGATCGATAAACTCAGAGACAATCCTTTGCTTTTTTATGAATATGCAATTCAAGAAGGCGACACACCAGAAATAATTGCCGAAAAATACTATGGTGATCCTTATCGGTATTGGATCGTTTTACTTTCAAATGAAATTCTAGATCCATTATGGGACTGGCCTCTTGACGACTCAACTTTTTTGAGTTACATTGATGCCAAATATGCAACTGAAGCTGAGTCCGAAGACCAAACTCCTTTTGAATATACGAACACACAAGTTTATCAATATCAAAAAATACAAATAGTTAAAAATTCCGTCAGCGAAGAAGAGAAAACAACAATAATCAATCTCACGCAAGAACAATATAATGCGTTAACAACATCGGTAACAAATTACACTCTTCCAGATTTAACAGTTTCAACTGTCACAATTAACAAAAAAATAGTCACGCTTTTTGAATATGAAGAAAATTTGAATGAATCTCGCAGACAAATTAAATTGTTAAGTGTAGATTTTGTTTCAGATTTCGAAACAACATTTAGACGATTAATGGAAGTTAGATAATGGTTCAAAAAGTTGAAGTCGCTGGCAAAAATTCAATTACCGTCACGCAAAACAAAACTCCTGAGTTTAGTGGAATAATCACAGCCGACGACTATGCTCTTGAAGAAGCATACTTAATAACTTCAACCGCAAAAACAGACATTAAAAGTTTATTGATTGAAATGTCATATTATGAGGATATTTTAACGGGCATTTGTAGTGGTAATATATTGATTACCGATTCGATTAACATGATCGACAGACTCGGTATGACTGGTTTTGATTATTTGAAATTAAAATTTAGTAAATCAGAAGTCGCCGGTAATCTATACACAACAGAAAAATATTTTCGTGTCTATAAGATCAGTGAAAGATTATTGACAAATAACTCCACTGAAACATATACGTTACATTTTTGTACAGAAGAGTTTTTTCTTTCCCAACAAATAAAATTAAGTCGAAGTTGCCCAGGTAAAAAAATCAGTGAAATTGTTTATGACATTTTAAATAAAGATTTGATGATCGATAAAAAATATATTCGTCTACAGGAAACAGAAGGTGTTTTTGATTTAGTATTGCCATATAAAAATCCATATGAAACCATACAATGGGTATCAAAATATGCAAAACCTATAGGAAAAAAAGGCGCAGATTTTTTATTCTATGAAAATGCTGAAGGATTTAACTTTTACTCTTTACAAAATTTGTTCAGCCAAAATTCATATAACAGATACATATACATGCCAAGAAACCTTGGCGATAAATTTTCAGGATTAAAAACCTCAGAGCTTGCAAGAAACTTAATTGGGCTTAAGTCATATGTTTTTTTGAATACTTTTGATTCTTTGTACGGCACAACAACTGGAGCATTTTCGAATAGAGTTTATTCAATTGATCCTCTTACTCGAACATATAAAATTACCGATTTCAATTATGAAAATTATTTTGAAAATGCTACGACATTAAATAAACATTCAATAACACCAAAATTAAAAAATAGATTAGGTAAAACACCAACTGAAAGTTATGAAGCTGTTGTTAAAGTGGTAACGTCAAATGCTGGGCAAAAGAAAGCGTTAGGTATATCGGAAAAACCATGGGAAGTTGCAAACGATCTTTTTGTTGAAAATTATATCTCTCACAGATTTTCTCAAATCGCATTATCACACTATTCTAGAATAAAAATTGCAGTTGCTGGAGATCCAAATTTAACTGTAGGAATGATTATTGATATATTTTTACCTTCAAATAAAGGTAGTGGTACAGGATACAATGTTGGAGAAGTTGATGAGTATAATTCGGGCAGATATATGATTACGGCTATCAGGCACATCATAGATTCAAATAAAAAGTATGAGACAATAATTGAGGTAGTAAAAGATAGTTATGCATCTTCGGTCGATACTTATAGAAACATAGACGAATTGGAAAATGCTATAAGGAGTAGAATATGATGAACGAAGATTTTAAAAATATAATAGGGCATGATGATTTTGTTTGGTGGATCGGTGTTGTAGAGGACCGAGAAGACAATTTATTTCTAGGGCGTTGTAAAATCAGGATTTTTGGTACACACACTCCTGATTTAAGTAAATTACCAACAAAAGATTTACCATGGGCCATGCCAATTTCAGGTTTTGGAATGAGAGGCAGTTTTGCCCCTCCATATCCAGGCGACTATGTGGTCGGATTTTTCACTGACGGATTAGCAAAACAATCACCAGTTTATTTTGGTGTATTTCCTGCAATCCCACAAAATGTTCCTGAACAAGCAAACAATGCTCCACAACTAGGATTTAGTGCAACAGCTAAACAATATTCCACTACTGAAAAAGATAAAGCTACAACAGTTGATGTGGGTGTAAGGGCTATTACTTATACAGACACTCCTGCTATGAAGCCTGTGAGAGTCGGTGCTCCAACTACACCAGCCGTTGCATATACAACAAAAGGTACGGGCATCGAAAAATCGGATAATAACCGAGCGCATGTTTGTGATATTGCAAATAACATCAGATTTCAGAATGCAATAAATGAATTAAAAAATTGGGAAGTATTCAAAACTGTAAGAACAGCAATTGAAGCTGTTACTACGGCAAATTCACCATCACCTTTAGCGCAACAAGTTACAAGTGCTATTAAAGTTTTAAGACGCTATGCACGAATGATCAAAGAGATACTCGATTTCATCAATGAAGTCATTCTAGAAATTGCATCATATATAGCATGGATACGAACAATGATAAGTTGGATATTAAGTCTTCCTGCACAGCTTTTAGCATTACTTAGAGACTGTTTAGCAGAGTTAACTTCTGCAATTACAGGAGCACTTGGTTTTGAATCAACTGGTGCAGACGATGAAAGTTTAATTGGGCAATTGTCAGGATTGTATAGAGATGTTACAAATGCAACACAAAGTGCAATCAACGTTCAAGGAAATGCTCAATCAACCGCAAATTCAGCCAAAAATGTTTTAGACCCCAAATCTTATGGAACTGCATAATGACCTCAAAAGCAAAAGAAGAAGCACAATTTTTCTCAAATAAACCCAGCCCAGATTATTCTTGGACTGAACCTCCATCAGATTGGGATGCAAAACCTCCACTTAATACGGTTGTTGCATCAACCGAATCTGGGCACTTCATGGAGATGGATGACACTCCCGGTGCAGAAAGAATTAGAATACAACACAGAACAGGCACATTTACGGAAATACAGTCAACTGGGCAACAAATCGTAAAAGTTATTGGTGACAAATATGAAATTATTGCATCAAACAACAATGTTTTAATCAGTGGCGTATGTAATATTACAGTAAATGGTGATTCTATTTTGAATGTTCAGGGGGACGCATATACACAGGTTGACGGCAATTCATATATGAGAGTCAACGGTAAGACAAATATCAATTCGACTGGTAAGGTAAAAGTAGTTTCAGCCGAAGATATTGTTTTGTTTGCAGGTGGAGCTACGGGAACTGTCACAATTGAAGCGGCAGAATCGGTAGATATCAATAGTGATTTAAATGTTAGTGGTTCAATCATTTCAAGACAATCTATTTCCGCCATACAAAACGTTACGGCTGGTTTAAAACTTTCATCAAACCTTGGTATCGAAACTTTAGGGCCCATTGTTTCCGCAGTTTCTGTTTTCGCACCAATTATACAGGGATTGTCGGTTCAAGATGTAAGAGGAACAATGGAGCTAATTCGTCTTCTATATAATACACATACTCACCCTGCTCCCCGAGGTATGACGGGCACACCTATACCATTAATGTAATGAGGATATTATGACAAGTTTATTTGATAAGTTGGGATATAATTTCGACTCTTCTCGTTTTGGAGATGCGCAGTATTTAAGCCCTCAAGCAAATGCGTTTTTGAATGCGGCGCCAATGAGAATAGATCCATGGATGCAATCAGATATTGCAAATGGTAATATCATGATGACAAATTATTATAAGAATCCTTTAGCTAATGTATGCAATACTTTAATATCTAATACAACTAGTATTGTAGTTTTTGCAAATACAGTGCCTTTTGATTTTGCACAAGCGAATGCGAATGGATTATTTGAAAGCGCAAACACTTTATTGATAGAGATACAAGAATTCAAAAATCACACCGATAATTTATCTGGTGTGGTAACAATGACATCGAATACAGATACGATACCCAGTTTAGATACTGCTACGACAATAGGAAATCAATTACTTAGAATTTTGAGTACCACTGACAATATTAAAAATACAACGCCCATGTTGGGTAGTATGACTTCTCTTTATGTTTCAAGTGAATTAGAAAGCAACAACACAATAATTGCTTCAGATTTCATCACTCTAAATAATGCCGTATCAATAGTAAATGGCAACTGTTATTTAAGCCCTGCTCAAGTAGATACGATTAATAATCATGTCAATATTTTGAAAGATTTTATTTATTTGAGAAGAACATCAGATTGGAGCTTTTTTACGAATGCAACGATAATAGTCACGGATACAATGAAATTAACTTCATTTAATTTGATAGGAAATACTCAAAATAATCTGATTTATAGTTTAATTGGTACAGATAGACTTAAAGCAGACCTGGCACAGTCAGCTAATATTACGGCAAACACGGCAAATACTTAAAAAAGGAATTTTCGAAAATTTTCGTTCCGGCCCTGAAATTTTTCGAGCAGGTCCTTGAGTTTTAAAAAGTCATTTTACTTCTACGATAAATAATAAAATGGTACAGACACTTAAAAAAAGATATGCCGATTTAGATTTCTCTTTTACTAGAACTCCTGGTAAAAACGATATCGCATTAAGCTATGATGAAATGGCTGTGATCAGATCCTTGCGTTACTTGCTTCTTACGAAAAATTATGAAAGACCGTTCCAATCAAACTTTGGTTCAAGAATAGATCAATTGCTGTTTGAACCCATGTCGTTCTTGACGGCTGATAATATCAAAAAAGAAATAGAAGAAACGATAAACAACTTTGAACCCAGAGTAAATTTAGCTCAGGTCACTGTAGATGAAGATCCTGATAATAATGCATACAGTGTTAGTTTATTATTCTTCATTGCAAATAACGTGCAACCAACAGAAATAAGTCTTATACTTGAGAGGACAAGGTAATGGCGTCAGCTAATTCAGGGCTCCAAATAACAAACCTAGATTTTGATGCTATCAAATCGAGTCTCAAAGGTTTTTTGCAGCAACAGGACACACTCAAAGATTATAATTTTGATGCTTCTGCTCTGTCTGTATTGTTAGATTTACTTTCATATAATACGCAATACAATGCCTATTATTTGAACATGATTGCAAATGAATTGTTTTTAGATTCAGCAGTTCAAAGAAATTCAGTTGTGTCACATGCAAAATTACTCAACTACACTCCAAGATCAGCCGTAGCACCAAAAGCATCAGTACAAGTCAGAGTCAATCAGGTCACAACAGGTTCATTGACGCTTCCAAAATTCACCCCGTTTCTTTCAGAATCTGTCGATGGTGTCAATTACACTTTTGTTTCTACAAATGCACAAACAGTAAATGCATCATCAAATACGGCAATATTTAATGATGTAATCATAGCACAGGGTACAGCGGCAAGTTACAGTTTCGTCTATGATGCAGCATCAAATCCTAGTCAAATATTTGAAATACCTGATACTAACATCGACACTGCAACACTCACAGTTTCCGTTCAAGAATCATCTTCAAATGCTACTTCAGAAGTTTATACTCTTGCAACAGATTTTATTAAATTAACTCCCTCTTCAAAAGTATATTTTCTACAAGAGGGTATGAACGGTAATTATCAAATATATTTCGGTGATAATATTCTAGGTAAAAAACTCATCAATAACAATGTAATCAACGTAACTTACATTACAACAGATGGATCTTTATCTTCTGGTGCCAATTCTTTTGTTTTGATGTCAAGTGTTGGTGGTTTTTCAAATACGATTGTAAATTCGGTAACATCAGCTTCGGCTGGAGCAGACCGTGAAACGTTAGATTCAATAAAATTCACCGCACCAAAAGCATATCTTGCTCAAGGTAGAGCAGTCACAAAAGAAGATTACATTTATCTTATACAAAACAATTCTACTAATTTACCGATTGAATCTGTTTCTGTATGGGGTGGTGAAGAAAATGATCCACCCGTTTATGGGCAACTTTTCTGCGCAGTAAAACCTTCGGGTGGGTTCATTCTAACACCTACGCAAAAAGAAAGATTGATTGAAGAAGTTATTAAACCAATCAGTGTGCTGACGGTAACTCCACAAATTGTGGACCCTGATTATAATTATGTCAGACTTGAAACAAAAGTTTTATACGATCCAAGAAAAACTAATTTGACGGCTGGGCAATTACAATCTACCGTAAGAACAGCGATTATTAATTTTGGTAAAACTACTTTAAACACTTTTAATTCTACATTTAAATTGCCAGAATTAATCACTTCGATACAATTGGCAAGCCCTTCAATCATAACAAATGAAACTACAGTTAGACTTCAGAAAAAAATATTTCCAACTTTAAACACTTCGACGACATATAAATTAGACTTTGGTGTCAAGTTAAAAAGAAATTACTTCAATGCTGGTGTATACTCATCACCTGACGTAAGTGTTAGAGACAGAAATTCAAATAATACAATCCGAACAGGTGTTTTCTTTGAAGAAGTACCAGCTATTACTAATGGTATAGAATCAATTAGTATTGTGAACCAAGGGTTTGGTTATATTCGAACGCCAATTGTAACAATATCTGGTGATGGTTCTGGAGCAACAGCAAGAGCAGTATTAGCGGGTTCTAGAGTAGTTAATATAGAAATTCTTACTGCTGGTGCCAATTACACTCAAGCAACAGTCACGGTATCACCAGCCACAGGAGATTCTTCTGGAGGTTTCGCTTTCGGAGTTGCAAATCTTCAAGGTTCAATAGGAGCTTTAAGAACCTATTATTACAACAATAATAATATAAAAGTAATCTTAAATCCAAACGCCGGTACAATTGATTATGAAAAAGGAATTATCACGATAACTGATTTTGCTCCGTTTGCAATCAATAATGCTTTAGGGCAGTTCACTATCTCAGTGGTACCGGATTCAACGATCATTTCTTCAACATACAATAAAATAGTAGCGATAGACGAATTTGATCCAGATTCAGTAACAGTAACAGTTAACGCATAATAAGAATGACTACAGATTTTGCCAAAAGAACATCTCTAAAGATACCTAAAGAACTTCCTGAGTTTATCAGGAGTACCACAGAGTATCAAACTTTTGTTTCTTTCATTCAAGCATACTATGAATGGATGGAACAGAGTAACACTGGTTCGGGAAAAGAGGGACCAATCTATTCAACACAAAATCTTTTAAATTATTCCAATATTGATTTTGTAAAACCAGGAGAATCTTTTAACAAGTTCATTGATTATTTTATCAATGACTTCATGCCCAATTTTCCAAAAGATGCTCTGGCTGACAAAGCAAAGTTGATAAAAATTGCACGACAATTATACACACATAAAGGAACACCATCATCCTATCAATTTTTGTTCAGAGCATTATACAATTCTGATGCAGAAATATTTTTAACAAGAGATGCTGTACTTAAAGCATCGGATGGTAAGTGGTATGTTTCTAAAAGTTTAAGACTCGATACAAATGATGAAAACTGGCTTTCAACAAATAACTTAAGAATTTTCGGCGAAACATCTAAATCTATAGCAACAATAGAAAGAGCTATTGCAGTTGGCGACAACATCGAAGTTTACATTTCAAATATTCAAAGACTTTTTCAATCCGGTGAAAATGTAAAAATAGTCGATAATAATAATCAACCCGTATATTTTAAAGATGGTGAAATTGTTGCATCAACAATCGTCGGTGCAGGAATATTAGAAGCAAAAATACTCGGTAGTATTTCGTCAGTTGATATAAATCCTCAAAAAAGAGGAAGACTTTATGTGGGCAGGTCAAGCACCTATTCAGGTGATCCTGTAATTTTTTATGGAGGATTAAATTCTCCGACTGGAGTGGGAGCAAGAGCTTTTGTTTCAGAAACAACTGCCGGTTCACTTAGAAGCATCGAGGTTATTGATGGCTCTTATGGATATAGACAGGATCCAAACACTGTAATCAGATTTACTGGCGGCGGCGGTTCAGGCGCAATTGCGAATGTTTCCACTGTAGACCCGGCAACAGAGATAAATGTTGCATTTATACCATCAGATTATTTGAGTACAGGCGTCAGAAATATGACAATTGGTGGTGTTTACACTGCACTACCTGCAAATACAAGCGCAAATGTAAATTGCACTCTTGCAAACGCTTTGTCTTTTATTGCATATTCAACATACTCAATAGATACTGTTATATTAAACAATGGTGGTGGAGGTTACACATCTTTACCTGCGGTTTCAGCTATATCAATTTACGATACTCTTGATCCAAATATTTCTAATCCAATTAAAGGAGATTTGGGAGCTTTAGGTATACTTGGACCAATTACAATCTCCACTCCAGGAACAGGTTATGCAAACGGAGATATTGTAGTTTTTGCTAATAGTGCAGGAGGAGTAGGAGCGAATGCAAATGTGAAAGTCAATAGTACAGGTTCAATTGTATTAGTAGAGTATCAATTTTCAAATGGAGCATCTTCTACTATAACAACTCCTAAAGGTGGGCTAGGTTATAGGCAAAATTCTCTTCCGACGCTAGAAATCATTAGCTCAGGAGGGTCTGGAGCAGAATTGACTGTTACAAATATTCTGGGAACAGGAGCAGAGTTTTCTGTAACAGATGATGAAAGGGGTATTGGAGCAATCACCTCATTTGTAATTGAAAATTTTGGTGAAGATTATATTTCTGCACCAAACGTTTCTTTAAGAGTTAGAGATTTGATTGTAAAAAATGTAAACCCTTCTGATGTTGTGAAAGCTGGTGAATTAATATATCAGGGTCCTAATGTAAAATCTTCAGTTTTCAGAGCTTTTGTTGATTCAATATCTTTATTACAAGAAGATGTTGCAAACACCGAAGATTCTTTATACACTCTCAGAACATACAACTATACATCAAACACCAAAACAGACTTACAATTAAAAATTACAGATAGAGTTAGTGGTTCGAACCTTTATATTGACCTAGTAACATCATATAACACTCTCGACGCATCGGGAAATTTCTTATTCAGAAATGGTATTCGAACATACGGAAATGGCGCAGCACAAGCTACAGCAAGATTTTTAAATGGATTAATTATTGGGCAGGGGCAGTATCTAAATGATGATGGATTTCCAAGTTCTTTCCAGGTTCTAGAAGACGAAGACTATAACAACTTCACATATCGACTAACTGTAGAAAAATCTTTCGAAGCTTATAAAGAAGTTCTATATCAATTGTTACATCCTTCTGGCATGAAAGTGATACCTTTCAACGCATTGAAATCTCAGCAAACAATTGACGTACACAGAGAAACATTTCAATCAAATTCAAGAACATTAGGTGGTTATACTGGTAATCCAGGTTCTAACGCAGCAATTTACACAACGTTTGAAAATCCAAGTAATAATATTATACAATTGTTCAATCTTGTCGGTGCAAATATTGAAGCTATAGCACAGACAGGAATGTCGATATCACTTAATTCTCAATACGGTCCAAATGTTTATTCTGGAATTGTACAAGTCATCGATTCGACCAGCAATACAATTATTATTAGAGATAATGTATTCACCTCATTTGCGAACGTTGCAACAGCAAATGTCTTGACTTCCAATAATAGAATAAATATAAGAACAATTACAGATCAGTATGATCTAATTAACAACGGTGAATACAGTAATACACAGAACAAGTTACAAGATATTGTTTTCATAGGTGATCGTGTTAGAGTTGTCAATGGCAGCAGTGTGTTTCATGGCACTGTCACATACGTTAGCTATTCAAACGGTGTCATATTTGCCAACACGACAATATCGTTCAGTTCAGATGTGGCAAATGTTTCAATAGGAAGAAACATAAATTCATTAGATGTTAAAATATACGATTCTCTTGGAACAATATATTATCCAGAGCTTCTAACACAAGATGATAGAAATATTATAACCCAAGACGAAAGAGTTTTAATTTTAGGATAAAAAATGTCAACAGTAAAAATTACAGAATTACCACAAATTGCGGTAGTCAATGCGAATACAGCTAACACGCTTGTTGTTGGTGTTGATGTTGAAACCAATATAACAGGTAAAATTACACTGACAACAATAGCCAATGGGCTTTATTCAAATAATAATTTACGAGTTGGTAATAACGACATTATTCTTCCAAATGCTGTCGGGCAATTTACTGGTAACTCGTCCGAATATTTACAAGTTACTTTAAGAAATCAAGACAGTGATGGTTCCGGTGATTTTGTAGTAACGTCCAACGACGGATCGGATGCGGATCATTATATTGACTTAGGTATCAATGGCTCAACATACTCCGATTCAGAATATTCTGCAACAAAAGAGCGTGACGGTTATCTTTATATTAGAAGTTCTGGCACTAATAAAGGTAATTTAACTATTGGTACAACAAATAGTCAAGGTAAAGTTAATTTTGTTGTTGGTGGAATGGAAACAGATAATATAGTCGGCTCAATTACAACTTCGGGTATATTTTCAAAAGGTATAGATTCAGTTGTATCGGCAAATGCCGCCTCAGCCAACTCTATTGTTAATACCAGAATATCGGCAAATGTATCAACTCTTCGCGGAGAAATAACGGCAAATGCCGCCTCAGCTAATTCTGTAATTAATAGCAGAATAACCTCTAACGTTGCAACACTCAATGCATCGATAACAACCAACACTGCTACAGTAAATACTTTTGCACAATCAGCATTTGACAAAGCAAATAATGCAATCGCAAACACGAACGGCGTTTTAACGGCTGGTGATTTTTATATTTCAGGTGATGGATTTGTAAACGGTACATTTACTCTTGCGAATTCAAATTTTGGTGCGACTGAAGCTGCAATGACAATTAAAGCAACAACCACTACACAAGCATTGTCACAAAGTGGCACAATGTTGCACATTACTGGAAAAGCAAATACTCCCTCACGGATTATTTTTGATTCATTTAGTACCGATGGTTCTGCATATAGCATTGTTGCTGGAAGAACGGCTCGTGGTACAGTAGTTTCACCAACAGCCACACAAAATAATGATATTCTGATGAGGCTGGCAGGAAATGGTTGGGGTACAACAGGTTTTGCGCCTCTCGGTGTTGCTCGTATTGATATTGTAGCAACCGAAAACTATACAGATTCTGCTAGAGGATCAAAAATAGTTTTTTATAATATAGCTACTGGTTCAAATACTGTACAGGAAATAGCCGATTTTAATGCCAACACTGTTGAATTTAGAGGTACTGTTAAACCTGAAAAAGGTTTCATATATGTTCCTACAATATTAGCAGGATCACAAACTGCATTTACAATTGATTTTTCTACAACATCATTAATCAAAGCAAATATTGCAGCCGATTGTACTATTACTCTTTCGAATTATATACCTGGTAAAGTTGTGGAAGTTTGGATATTAAATACTTCTGGTTCAAATAGAACGGTCACACACGGCTGTTTCGCCGAAAATTCTACCGTCAATTCAACCACAGTCACATTGCCTGCAACAAGTTCAGCATACTTGCGCTATTTCTCTATTGGTGATGATAACGCAAATACTTTTGTTGCAATTCAAAACGCATAATAGGATTTTAAATAATGTCTGCTAATACTGGGATTTTAACATCATATAGTGGTAGATTTCATAGTGGGCTCGTTTACTATGCTCCAACAGCCACGATTCCTGTTACAGGAAAAATATTAGGTACAATGTATTGTTTTCTTTCCAGAGTTTTACCTTGGCCTGATGAACAAGATCCTCCAGCACCAATTCAAACACAAAAATTTCTTAACACTGTATTTAAAAATATGTTTGTGGCCAAAAAAATAACCACGAATGATATATCTCCCATAATTGAAAGAATTAATTGGGCGTCTGGTGAAGTTTATAGTTATTATCGTGATGACATTGATATGTTTGCCCTCGATACAAATGGAACTATACTTAGAAGATTTTATGTAAAAAATAGATTCGATCAAGTTTTTAAATGTCTTTGGAATAATAATGATGAGCCTTCAACTATAGAACCATATTTTGAACCAGGCACTTTTAATCCAAATCAAATTTTTCAGGGTGCAGATGATTACAAGTGGAAATATATGTACACGATAACATCTGGTGCCAAACTTAAATTTATGGATAGCGCATGGATGCCGGTACCTATAGGTACAAAAACTCCCAATCCTCTTGAAAGTTTTGCTGGTTATGGTGATATTGAAGTTATTAACATAACAAATAGTGGTTCAAATTATGATCCTGCAAATGCTGTTATTACTGTTAGTATAACAGGTGATGGTTCATTTGCTTCGGCTAACGCGGTTGTGTCAGCGGGTTCTATTACAGATATAACAATTGCAAACACAGGAACAAACTATACTTACGCAAACGTTTCAATTGTTTCTTCGCAAGGGTCGAACGCCACAGCAGTTGTATATGTTTCTCCTGTCGGTGGGCACGGTTTTGATCCAACTACAGAATTGGGTGTCAGACATGTTATGATAACTGCCGCATTTAACACAAATGAAGGTGGTAATTTGCCGACAGATATAGATTATAGACAAATTGGAATTCTCGTTGATCCTTTTGCATACTTTGGTGCATCATCTTATGGTATAGCTAATGCTGAAGTGTATAAGACGACAACAGATTTAATAATTTCTTCAGGATTTGGATCATATACACCTGATGAGGTGGTTTTTCAAGCTCCAACAAGTGACGATTTGGATGAAGCCACATTTTCTGCAACAGTATTAAGCTTTGATTCAACAACCAATACATTAAAGCTAATAAATACTTTAGGTACAGCAAACACAAATGCCATCATTTACGGAAATACAACAAAAACTGCTAGACTTGTATTACAAAAACAAAATCCTTCTTTTGTTCCCTTCTCTGGTAACCTAATATATCTTGAAAATAGAGAAGCAATACAAAGAAATGCTGACGGTTCTGAGCAGTTTAAATTAGTTTTAGGATATTAAAGGACAGAAATGCTTAACTTCAACGTTGATCCATATTACGACGATTTTGATCCTAATAAAAATTATCATCGTATTCTTTTTAGGCCTGGGCGAGCAGTTCAGGCTAGAGAGTTAACGCAATCACAAACTATTCTACAAAACCAGATCAGTAATTTTGCAGATCATTTTTTCAATCAAAATACACCGATTAAAGGTGGTGATGTTACGATCAATACCAAAGTAAGATATGTCAAGTTGAATTCAACATTCAATGATGTTGATGTTGTTGCGTCCGATTTTTTAAATCAGGTTGTTACAGATGATACTGGTACAGTTCTCGGGCAAGTTCTTGCGACCGAAGAAGGTGTGGAAGGTGGTGATCCTCCCACTCTAGTTGTTTCTTATTTTTCTGGTGGTGAATTTGCAAATTCATCAAATGTATTTTCACAAACTTCTGCGGCTGTTGCACAATCTATTGCAGCCGATGCCGTAGGTGCCGCATCGGTTGCATCAATTGCAAACGGCGTTTTCTATGTTGTTAACGGATATAATTTCTCTTCTGTAGAAAATCCTGACGGAACATTTTCGAGATATAGTATTGGTAACTTTGTTACAGTTCAACCACAAACAATCATAATCGGAAAATATAGTAATAGCCCAAACGTTAGAGTGGGTTTAGATATTTCCGAATTTGTAAGTGACTATGTTACAGATTCTTCACTATTAGATCCTGCTGTTGGTGCAACGAACTATCAAGCACCAGGCGCAGATCGATATACGATTGATCTGGATTTAACAACCAAATCATTAACAGATACCACAATCAATGACCAAAACTTTATTGAACTTGTTCGTGTAGAAAATGGAACAATCGTTCGACAAGTCAATGGTACTTCATATTCAGCTATTGATGATTACTTTGCGAAAAGAACTTTTGAAACGAATGGTGATTATATTGTTAGAAACTTTAAGCTAGACGCATATCCAAATTATGAAAACGAAGACGATAAATATGTGCTAACTGTCGGTCCTGGTATAGCATATGTTCAGGGATATAGAGCAGAAAATCAATACAGCCTAAGATTAAATGGTAACAGAGCACGAACAACAGCTAATGTTAATAACAACACAATAAATCCAAGTTATGGTACATATTTCTATGTGAATACTTTGCTTGGTGCAAATGGATCGTTTATTGATTTCACGCAAAGTGATACTATAGACTTTCATTTAGGTAACGTTTCAGTAGTCAATACAAATACTTCTATTGCTTATACATCAACTCTTGCGGCTAACGGTAGAGTTCGAAGCATACAGTATCAAAGTTCAAGTAATACAGATTCAACAAACACAATCTCATACATTTATAAAACTCATGTCTATGACATTACTACAAAAGAATTAAAGAGTAACGCTTCTTCTGCCACAACAACCACAATAACATTCTATGACACAGTGGCAGTTAATAAGTTTAGCCCAAAATCAAATGTTTATGATGGCGTTTCTATTATATTGACAAGCGGACCTGGGCAGGGCGACATTCGAAAAATTGTTGGTTACAATGGCACAACAAAAACAGCTACAGTTGACGCTGCTTTTTCAACAACACCAACAACAAGCACAAACTTCACACTTAAATTTGGTATTGAAAATATAAATTCAATAATTAAAGCGGGTGCAGGTTTAAGCTCAAATCTTGCAGTATTTGGGCAAGCAACAATTGATGTTTTAAGTAAATCAGGAAGCCCAGCCACATTAAGTAGCCCAACAGTTCTAACAGACAGTGATGAACCTCAAATGATTTTCGAAGTTGGCCAACCATATGTGTCAACAATGTCCGATTCTTCATACGAATCACTGCAAGAATATAGAGGAACAGCTTTTGGTACTACAGTTGGTGGTATTCAAGGGCAAATTTCAATGTCTGGAGCATTTACAAGTGTTGCAAACTTTATTCGAACTGGTTCAGCAGAGTCGGCTGATTCGATTAAAGAAAACTTCATTGTTATCGCTACAGATGGAAAAACTAATGGTAACGTCGCAAAAGGTGATATTGTACAATTTACGAATTCTCCAACAAGAACTGTAACTGTTGATGCAGGTAAAAATACAGCTACATTCTTTGCAGCAGACTTACAACCTTTTGATGGTACAGTTTTTGCAAAAGTAAATATTATCAACGCAGATAATTCTTCAGTTATTCGAAGAACTAAAACTTTAGTTGAAGCTAATACAACCTCTCTTGGAATATCTGGTGCTACTGCTACAGTAAACGGTGTACGAATCGATCTAACTAAAGGTCAAATTTATATACCAACTCCACCCGCCGATGGTTATTCAAATCCTCAATCATTATTTGTCACTGACATAAAACGTATAGTAAAAATTATTAATGTTGGAACATCTACTCCAGTAATAGGAGATTATTCGAACACTTCAAAAGATGTTACATCTTCTTTTATATTTGATAATGGGCAAAGAGATTCTTACTACGATCATGGAAATATTCGTATAAGATCAGGTGCACCAAAAGTTGGCGGGCTTTGGATATTTTTTGATCTTTATACTCATAGTGGAGGTGATGGATATTTTAATATCAATTCTTATATAAATGAAGACTATACTCAAATACCTACATATACAAACTCTAAAAATACCACTTATCAACTAAGAGATTGTATTGATTTTAGACCATCAAGAACGAATGCTACAAGTGCATTCACATTTAAATATAGTGTATCTCCTACAACAACAAATCAATATGGTTCATTGTTACCTATTGATACTTCAGCATTCACAAGTGATTACAGTTTTTATCTTGGAAGAAAAGACCTACTTTCACTTACCAAAGATGGTGAGTTCGTTCTTTCAGAAGGTGTTCCTTCTATAATTCCTCAATTTCCTCCCGATCCATCGAATGGATTGGTAATCGCAAGATTAACTCATGAGCCCTATACAGCTTTCGTTCCGAATGAAAGAACTATAACTGTACCCAGTCTTACAATTGTACCAGTTCAACATAAGAATTGGCAAATGAAAGATATCACGACGCTCAATGAAAGAATAAACAATATAGAGTATTATACAACATTAAATTTATTAGAACAAAATAGTAGCTCTCTACAAATACCAGATGGATTAGGTTTAAATAGATTCAAAAACGGCTTACTTGTTGATAATTTTTCAACATTTGGAATCGCAGACAGTTTTAATAATGATTTTATTGCTGCGATAAACACAAGAAAAGGAGTATTAACTCCTGCAAAAACCATCAGAAACTTTCAGCTTGTAAACTCGGCTACACTCGATAACAAAAATTTTGGTGCGCTTTCTACAGCCGCACAAACCTCAGCAGGATATAAGTTACACAAGTCCGGAAAAAATTTCATAATCACTCTTCCATATACGGAAGAGCCTCTCATCAAACAATCTCTTGCAAGTAGAAGTCAGGATGTAAATGCATTCTCATCATGGAACGTTGAAGGATTCATCGAACTTTCTCCACCAATGGACAATTGGATTGATACAATAAGAAGCCCATCTTTACTTTTTGTTGACCCCAACCTAAAAACATATCAAGCAATTAATAGTCTCAATCTATTACAAGAAGGTGATTGGCAATCCATTCCTGGAACAAAGGTAACAGGAGAAAAAGTTTATGAAACTCAGTATACTGGCTATAGAGCGATTTCAGAATCAAGAAGCGCAACAGATTATTATGGAAATTATAGCCAAACCAATAGTTTAACAGCTACTTATGTGACAAATGTTTCATTAATACCTTATATGAGACAGCAGCAAATACAATTTATCGGTACAGGGTTCAAAACAAATACAAATTTACATGCATTTTTTAGTGATGGTAGAGTTTCCAGATTAATTAGACGACCAAATATACTAAGATGTACAAATGTAAGTGGTAAATTTAATGCAGGTGATGTGGTTGGTTATAAACCAACATCAACCTCATTTGTAAAAACTGGTAAAATATTATCAGTTACAAACCTATCTACAACTTCACAAATACTTTACGTTATAGATGATTTGGATTCTACCTCCTATACTACAGGTTCTTTTACAACTTTATTCAACGCAACATTTGACAGTAACGGCGTATATGCATCCTCTTCTGCATCTGTCAGCGCAGCAAATATTACTCAAACTCATTATGCTGGTAAAATAAATTCCCCCTCTGGGCTTGTGACCGCATCAAGCACAGTCACACTTAATTCAAAAGCATCATCTGTTAATGAATTTTATACCGGCAAATATTTTAATATTGTAACAGGCTCTTTTGAAGGTATGACTTCAATTGGATATGGCGGATTTGTCAAAATTACTGCGTATAATGGTTCAACAAAAGTTGCAACACTTGGTGGAAATATTTCTTATAAAGATGGAGATGTGTACTCGATAGGGGAAGCTGATAACAATGAAATAAGAACCGACGAAGTTGGAAATGTTTCAGGAGTATTTTATATTCCTCCTAGCATTTTCCCTGTAGGAGAAAGAGTGTTCAGACTTGATGATCGCTATATTCAATATCTAGGATCTTCAAAATTCATAAACTATGCGGGCACAGAAAAAACTTATGGGCAGGCTAAATTTTTCAGTCAAGGGCTGGTTCAAAAGGTTGTTGATGTTGAATACTCTCCATCGATAACAACTGCCAGAGGAGTGACATCACAAGCACGTTACAACACTGTTCAAATAGACAGAACATATTTTGATGAAACACCACCTCCACCACCTCCACCACCAGCAGTGGTTTATGACCCTGGTTTTTATGATGGTCCAGTATTTGTCAATAATGAAGTATTCGTTAATAATGAAAGCCCAGGTGATGGACCTGGAGGAGATTCATCTTCAACTAATGGTTGCACTTCAACAAACGCAAGTGAAGCAGGCGAAGCCGGAGGGGGTTGCGGTTGTTTTATTGCCGATACACTTATAGACATGTTTGACGGCAGCAAAAAGAAAATCTCCGATATTGTTATAGGTGACTATGTAATAGATGCTTTAACCGGTAAAGCTAATAAAGTTATTGGTATTAAATTTATTGACTTTGGAGCAGGTAAAAGAATATTTGCAACAAAAGAAGGTGAAGAAGCTTACATCACAGAAGAACACCCATTCTATAATGAAAATGGAGAATTGTGCGCAATGTCTGAACAAGCTGAATATTTTGCTCCATGGTTAGGGTCAATAAAAATAGTTGATGTGCCTGTAATAAAAACACTAGAAAAAACTATTGCAGTTTATAACTTAATGCTTGAAACAGGTAATAGCCATTTTGCCAACGGATTGCCAGTAAGTAACATAGTTGGTACGGGTGGAACTTACATATTGTACATGAAAGGTTTCATCAACGAAGAACAATATAGAGGCTATATCACTCACCTAGAAAATACTGTTGGATTAAATGCGCTTTCTCAAGAACATAAAGCAAGAGTGTTTAATATTGTAAATAAATTAACTGAATATATAATGAACCACGACAACTTTAGAAGCAAATTACTTGCTAAAGCAATGTCATGGGGAATCAAAAACAGAGAAACGGTTTATCCATATCTAGAGAAATGGTTAAAATCTCGTGTCAGAAATATGATTTTCGGAAGGAAACAAAAGTGAAAATAGTTTTTAGTGCAAGTATGTTGCCTCTGTCATGGGTTATTAGATTATGTTGTATGAGTTCTGTGTCTCATGTTCAATTTGAATTTTCTGATGGTGTTCAAATTTTTCCTTGCGTTGAAGTTGGAAGAACAATTTACACGAGGAATAAAAATTATACATGGGAATATCCAATTCCC